TCACAGATCCAGCACAGTCGCGCCCTCGATCTTGCCGTCGATAATATCCGCGCCGTACTGGCTCGCGCTGCGTTTGGCCACGCCGAAATCGGAGAACGTTGCAGGCAACACGAGACGAAACACGCGGCTCGCCTTCGACCCGCTGATTGCGCCGGGACGACACACGCGCACCGCGACGTCATAGCCTTCCGCGTGCCGCTTGTGACCGTCGAACTTGTCGAACGCCCGCGAGAAAACCAGCGGATGCACTTCGAAGTCCTTATAAAGATCAGGATAAAGTTGAGCCATGATGCCCTCCGCTGCACGCCAGTGCCTGAGTAAGTCAAACTGTGAGTGTGATCCCCACTATACGCCGCGCGCGTCGCGCATCGGCTTTTTATTTTGGTTCGCTGCGCGTGGTTCGAGCCGCGCGAAAATCGTTTTGCCCCGTATGCGCTGGTAAGCTACGGCTCCTGCGCCATTCAGCTTGAGAATCTCCCGTGAAAATCGCCACCTGGAACGTCTAAAGTATATCCCATGTGTCGCCATGTGTCTCACCGAACATGGAAAAATCAAGCGTTTACAGCGGTTTGCGTTTCAATTTGTCTCAAATCGTCTCCGTGTGGCGCTGCAAAAATGGGTAGCCTAGTGGGTAGTTAGCGCGGCTATAATGCTCCGGCTACCCAACTACCCACCCCAAACCATGGCCAAGCAGACCCATCTGCTCGACGACATCCAGATCAAGCGCTGGATTGCGAAGCGCGAGCCCATTGCGAAATCCGATGGCGATGGCCTGACGTTCACTTTGTCCGCAGCCGGTACAGCAACCTGGGTGCTTCGCTATCGGATGGGCGCCGGTCGTCGCCGAGAACTGACGCTCGGCAACTATCCAGACATAACCCTGGCAGCAGCTCGCAAGATGGCGCGCACCCATCGAGCGGCAATTGATGGCGGCGAAGATCCGGCCGCAGAGAAAAAGGCCGAGAAGGCTCGCTCAGTCGCAGCATGGAATGTCCGGACTCTTGCTGAAGATTTTCGATCAAAAAAACTGGTTGAATCCGAACTGGCAAAGGTAACGATTTACTATCGCAATTGGGATTTGGACAATGTCATCATTCCAAAGCTTGGCGCCGTTGAAGTTCGAAAAGTATCGCCAGCAGATATTGTCCATATGATCGAATCCAGCAAGCGATCATGGACGGTCAGCAAGCGGCTATTAACCACGGCCACTCAGGTATTCGCACACGCCTGCGGAAAGCGTCTGATTGATGCTAATCCGTGTGTCGGCATTGACCTGAAAGCGCTAAAGGGTCCGCGGCCACCTGTGCGACGCCGAGTCATGCTTAGCGAAGATGAGTTGCGTTCTCTGCTCTCAGATATCGACGATGTAATAGGTCTTGAAAACGGCTTGGCGCTCCGCATTCTTCTGGCGACGTGTGTCCGCTCAATTGAATTGACCAAAGCCCAGAAAACGCATATCGACTTGAAGAAGGGGACCTGGTGGGTTCCGGACGAGTCGGTCAAAACCAGAACCGGTTTTCTGGTCCCGCTAACGCCTACCGTTATTGGCTGGTTTCAGCAATTGTTTGACCTATCCGGAGAATCGGACTGGCTGCTTCCGGCCCGCACCGAACGGCGCAGAAGGCATGGCGATACTCATGTCGGCCACACCACGCTTTGGGCATCGATCGACCGGGCATTCCTCCGTGGCGGCATGGATATTCGCAGGTTCACGCCTCACGACACTCGTAGCACGGCCAAGGGGCACATGCGCAATATGGGAATCCCCAACGAAATCACCGAGATTGCCTTGAACCACAAACTCAAGGGGATGGAAGCTATCTACGACGTTCGGGAGGAAATTCCTGAGCGCCGCGAAGCCTTGGAAAAATGGGCATCCTTTATTGAAGCGTGCGAGAGCGGCAGGCCTTGGGGTGTTGCCGAGACCAGCGCAGGCTAGTCAGGTTACCCCGCCCTTCTGAATGAAGGCCTGTACGCTCTCGGCCGTGACGCCGCTGGCCTTCTTACCAAACCTAACGAGCTTGAGCTCGCCTCGACCGACTAGCCGATAGATCGTCGCTCGCGACACGCCAAGCTTTCCCATTGCGATGCTGATTCTGTAAATCAACGGCTCATTCATTCCCCACCTCCAAATTCCATTCCCTCGCGGTCACCCGCAAAATTCGTTGTAACGCTGCTTCCATCAGCCCTCTTCCGTCTCCGCATCAAAATGCGCCGCCGCCTTGCGAGTCATCGTTCGAATCGCATCGAGCAATTTCCCATCTGGCCTATAGTGGCGCGTGTCGGTCAAGTGCTCGGCGATCTCGGTCCATTCGGCTAGCGTCATAGTGAGCGTCATCGTCATCTGGATTTCTTTCGGGCATTCCGCCTTGAATTGGGCTTTCACGCCTTCACCTCCTCTTCTTCCATCTTCTCGATCGCCTCCAGCGCGAGCCTCAGGGCGAATTCCGTGCGCGGGCGGTCTTGGTTATTGGCGATCGCCCATTGAAGCTCGGCTCGCAGTGTTTCCAGTTCGGTCATTTACTCGGCTCCCTGACCACATTGATCCCCGCCGCAGACAGTCCAACGGATACCTTGTCCAGCCGATCATCGGCGACCATCTGGGCGAATTTGCTGCACAGGTCATGCACCTGGTAGCTAGTCGGCTGCTTTGCCAGCGAGAACGAGCGGTGCGATTCTTCGAACGCTCGGCGGCTGTTAAGGTGGGTCATCTGCGCGCCCATCACGCTAAGATCCGTTTTACTCGATTCGTCCAATCGGGTCCCAGAGCAGCCCGCACAACGTCGCTCTCGATCGCTGACGACAGCAGGTTCAGCGCTATCGTCTCGCGCTTGCCGAGTTGGCGGTCCTCGATGCGGGTCATGGTTTTCTCGATTCGCTCCAGCGCCCAACGAATATCGTTACATTCGCTCATCATTGCCCCACGTTGATAGCAAACACCCGCACCGGCTCTGGCCCGAAGTGCGGGTGCAGGATTGTTCGTTCGATGTAGCCGCGCCACGGCTTGAGGATGCGGCGCTCCCAGTCGTCGGCTTTCGGGTAGCCGAGGGTCAGGACGATTCGTCCGTAGTGGCGGCCGGCAAGGCGCTTCGTCCAGTACTCATTGGCCAGCCGATATTCCTCGACCTTCTCGCCGGAGCGGATCGCGTGGAAGTATTCGGCCTTCAGTGGCAGAACCAGGGTTGGCAGGCTCATGCCGAGTCCTTCATGCGTTCTTCCATGGCATACAACTGCACTACGATCGCAGCTAACAGGAGTGATGCGGCACGCTTCCAGTCGTCATTTATCGAAAAGAACATGCCGGCAACGAGCATGAGTCCACTAGTGATCGAGTAGATGTGTTTCAAGACTGCTCCCCATTCGTTTGAGACAGGACGCGGACCTTCATCGCCGCTTCCTTCGTATATCTGGCGAATCGTTCATATCCCCATTCATGAGCTTCATCGCTTTCTGCTTCGAGCATGCAGGCCGCTTCCTCGATCGCAGCATGGCGGATGTCTTTCGCCAATGCCGAGAGTTCCAGCGGCGTCAAGGCGAAGACCTGTGGAATGTCGTCGCTCGGATCGGTCCCCTCGTGCTTCCGCGCCAGGCGCATCAGATCGTCGTCAGTCATCCTTCTCTCCGGCTTTGTGTTTGGACAGGGCGGCGATAGCGACGCGCTGCGCCCACGTCGGATCGAGCATCAACTCAATGTGCTCTTGCTCGGCAATTTCCGTGAGCGCCTTCCTCAATCCCTCTGATTGCGCGGATGCGTAGAGCGGTAAAACGGCATGGCCCACTGCTCGCCACTGATCCCGTTCATGCTCATACCCGGTCGCACGATAGACTTCGCCATTGTCGTCGGCGATGAACCATGCAACCGGCTGCGCATCGACGGCTGGCGCTACAGCCGCGATCTGCTCGTCGTCTTCGAGCATGGCTATGACGGCGGATCGTAGTGTCTCGATATGCTTTACATCGAACACATATACGTCGCCTTCGTATCCTGCCGTTTCGTCAAGCGCCTCATTTAATGCGTCGCGGTGTTCTGTGCTGATTTTCACTTCGCTTCTCCGCTTGCGAATTGATCTGATATGGCGAACAGGTCGCCGATGGCCTTGCGTGCCCGCCTTGTCGCATGTGCATTTGCTCGATGGTGCTCGGCATCGTATGCAAGGTGGCAGCGCTGGCAAAGCGCCTTCAGGTTGCTGTCGTCGCAGTTCTCGGGCACGTGGTCCATATGCGCGATGGTGAGGACGATCGTCACGCCCTTGCCATTGCACTCGTAGTTGGACATGTGCCACTGGCCTAGGTATTCACCCGTCTCGGCGTCGAAAACCTTGGCCTCGTTGGTCATGTACGTTCCGGCGTCCTTTCCAGAGCCTCGAACGATAATCTCGCCGTTGCATGCCTTGCACTGCTCGCAGCAGTCGCCGGCCCGTTTCAGGATCCGCGCGCGAATCTCTTTCCAGTTCACCGGATAGCGGCCGCGATTTTCAGGTTTTATTGGCATGGATTTCTCCGCTTGCTGATTGAGCGGCGGTCAGGGCGGCACGAACCTTTGCCATCGTGCCTACGTAGCCTGATCCGGTCAGGCAGCCTTCGATATTCCGAAGGTCGTGTTCCGTGAGCGCTGTCTGTGCTAGTGGGGCGACGAAGTACAAGGCTCTTGTATTCCTCTTTCCTGGAGTGGCGTGCAATTCGGCTGAAACCGCCCCGTATTCCCATAACAAGTCCAAGTCATGAGGGTCGATATACCCAACCGCCTCCGCACCCTGCGCCACATTGGCGGAAGTTGATGCGGCGCGGGCTGCGATACCACGAAGAAACTCGGCGGGCTCGATCAGTCCGTCCCGATCCATCCAACTCGCAATTATTTCTAGACCTTTGGCATCGTGTTCCGAGATAGCCCCGCGCTCGTCCTGCTCGACCGATGGCGCAGGCTTGCTTGCTTCATTGGCGAGTGGAGTGGTGTAGAGATTGCAATCCTCTTGAGGCAATTTGTCGCCCATTTGCTCGCTGTATAAGCGGCTGAAAGTCTCCGCGTCCTCGTCGCTCTCGAAGATCAGTTCGACGGTCTGCCCGATTTCATAGTTCGTTTCGATTGAAAGCGGGACGGGCCACGCCACCGCCTCTTGCTTGTCGATAGCGGCAGGCTGGCGGGCGAGCAACGCGCGGGCGAATGACAGCACCGTAGAAATACGAGTTGCGTCTACGAAGTGAGCCTTCGCCATATCGAGAATCTGTTCATCCGTCATATCTGCTCCGAGCTTGCTGGTAGTGCTCATGCCTTTTCCCCGTTAGATGCGGCAGCCAGAAGGTAGTGGCCGAAGTCAGTCAGATAGTGGCGGCCACCGGGAGCCGGACGTACCGCGCCAAGCTCCGCGAGCGAGTGCATGTCCTCTTTGTCAACGTCGTGGCCGGCCGCCTCGGAATCCTCGCAACACTCGTTGAACCGTCGAAGCTGGTTCAGCAGGCGCGGTTTGATCTGCGGCACAGTCGCGGCTTCGCGAGGGAGCGGCGCGGCGTAGACCTTCCTTAGTTCCTGCTCGAACTGGCAAAGATATTTGAACTCATCGCGATGAAACGACAGCTTGCAGTCAGTCGCCTGCTTGGCCTTGTTGATCCAAGAGCCGTACTCTGAAGTGCCGGGGACCGGCTCTTTCGCTCCGCCAGCAGCTATCGCGGCAACGTGCTCGCTGAGGTATCCGGCAAGTGCACAAGCGAAGTCAGCGGCGAGCCGTTGCTCGATGTAGCGTTGGAAGTCGTGCCGACGTAGGAGCTTTGCGAAGAACTCTGCAATGTAGGCGCGGCCTCCCATGCTCGTGCTTATATCGTGCTGTCCGATGCTCGGCGCGGCGTCTGCCTGCGGGGTGCGTGCATTCCATTTCTTCCAGAATGCCGAAGCACCACAAACCTTGCAGGTTGCAATGCTGTTATTTTGATAAAACGCATTGAATGTCATTTCTGCCTGCCCTCCGCAAAACGGACAAGGCAACAAACTCGCTGCGCCTGTATTCATGGTGGTGGTCATAATTGGTCTCAGGATGGTTAGATGTTGTCCAAAGCGGAAATGCGCTCGCCAATCCAGCGCATGACGGGCACGGCCATGCTGTTGCCGAGCGCCTTGTATCGGTTTCCATCTGCCGCACGCTTCCCGCGAAAATCGACGTCGGTATACGAGTCCGGGAAGCCCTGCAAGCGCTCACATTCCATCGGTGTCAGGCGCCGCACCGCGTGCGTGATGACGTGCAATTGACTCTGCTTCGCCATGGTCGGAGAGGGCCCGGGCTTAACCGTTGAGCGGTTCTCTGCGCTCGTGATTTGCTGCAGATCGAATGCGACCGGAATAAGCGGCGTTCCGCGCCCGGTGCCATCCTCGCTGGCATCAAAGCCTTCGGCGCGCAACGAATGGGCGACTAGGTTGTTGCAACCGTCGCCGCGCCATGTGGCGCCATGGGATGGGACTCGCAACGTGTTTGCAACAAGCAGCGTCTCTGTCTCTGCATCGATGCGCTGATTGCTTGTGGTGAGCGCTCGTGCGACGGAAGGAATCAAGCCGCCATCGCACTCGAAATCGGTGCCGAGCCCGCCACCGCCTTTAGTGCGCGCGCTAAGGGTAGGGGCAACTCCTTGCCGCGTTTCGCGGCGCGGCGCAGGATGCCCGAGCAGGCTTTCGCGCTCAAAAAGTACTGCGGTGGCACGTCGCCAGTCTCCAAAATGTCCGACAACGAACACACGGCGGCGTCGCTGGGCCACTCCGAAGAACTGAGCGTCAAGAACGCGGTAGGCGAACCCATACCCGAGTTCTGCCAGCCCTCCGAGGAGGGTTCCAAAATCCCTTCCGCCGTTTGATGACAGGACGCCGGGGACGTTTTCCCAGACCAGCCAGCGGGGAGCGAAGCGCTCAGCAATGGCAAGATAGGTGAGCATGAGGTTGCCACGCGGATCAGCCAGTCCCTTGCGGAGTCCGGCGACGCTGAAGCTTTGGCAGGGAGTTCCTCCGACGAGAACATCGATAGCTGCATCGGGCCATTCCTTGAAATTGGTCATGTCGCCGAGATTCGGCACAGTCGGGTAGTGGTGCGCGAGGACGGCGCTCGGGAAAGGTTCTATCTCGCTGACAAAGGACGTTTGCCAGCCGAGCGGATGCCATGCGCAGCTCGCCGCTTCAATGCCGCTGCAAACTGATCCGAATCGAAGTGTCATGTCTATGCCGGTAACGTAGTGGGTCAGGCTGTCGCCAGCGAAGCTTTAGCGCGCTGGATCACGGCACGGACCGCATCCTCGCCCTTGTCTTTCATCTTTGCCGTTGCAAGGCCGATTGCTTCGTCGATCGTGTCGCCGCCAGCAACACGGAAGCCAGTGCCGACGTGCGTCACGCGAAAGCGTTCAGCGTCGACGTCAAAGAGCACACCCATCTGCACGATGGAGGGATCGAAAAACGGATTGAAGTGCACGACGAACGTCTCACCGCAGTTGTTCGGCATTTCGACCGGATCGCCGACCATCTCTAATGTCTCGCCTCGGACGCAGTGAATATGGAATCTCATGCTCGCCTCAATAGAAGGGTTTCAGGTTTATTCGAAAAAGAGCGGCCGGGACTGCGCCGCCTGCGCATCGGAGCGCCCATTAGGCGGCTTGCCGTTGAGCGACCGACTTCGGCACTTCATCCTTTTCGATCGTCTTTTTGAAGCCGACGTTGCCCGCTGTGTGGAATACGACGATTCCTTCAGGCCTCATGAATCCCGGCACCGCCTGACTGCCGAACAGTGCGAGTTCGCCAAGCACCAGATCGGCGCGTAGATCGGAAAATTTGCCGTGCCAGAGAGTCGGCACCACATGGCAGCACAAGGGCCGTACGGAGGGATCATTCCAACGCGACACATTGAACAAGGCGAAGCGCTTCTCCTGCAGGCCGTAGGTGCGTTGGATGCCAGAGCCAAACCATTCGCCAAAGTGCCGACCGGGACCAAGATCAACGAGCTGCTCGGCTTTTTCGACAACCCATCGAGCGAAGCCCGCGTTGTCGTTCTCGGGAGTAATGAAGCGCGTACGCGATTGCGCGTAGATGTTCAGGTTTCCGACTTTGGCTATCGCGTTGGCGGGCATGCATGCCTTATGTGGTCCATCCAGTAGCAACGCGTCTTCAATCACTACTGCGGCGTTGGTGCCGTCAATCTTCTCGGTGACGATGACTTCGCGCGAGTAACGGGCCATCTTCGGAAATTCAACGAAATCCATTTTTATTGCCTCTGAAATAGAGACCCTGCCGAAGCCGGGCCAAGAACGCCCCACGGGCCGGGGACCGTTAGGCTCGTGGTTCTGGAGTTGGGTGCCGCTGCGTGGCTTACCGGGAGAACGCCGTAGCCAATCCGTGCGCGCTGCGGCGGTAGAGTTAAGCGGCGTGCTCCATCGCGATCATTTCGGTGATCTGCGTGAAGTATTCGCGGGCGGCTTCAACCTTTTCCTTGATCTTGTCCTCAAGGTTGCGGTCCCGTTCGTACGGAACGCGCGTGATACGAAGCGACGCGTCGATGTGATCGACGTAATGGACTGAAGGGTCTTCGAAGCGGATCAGTTCGTCAGGCGTGTTCACCATGCAGTAGTTGATTTCGAACTGGTCAACGTCCCACAGCATCATGTAGCCGCGACCTTGCCATTCGTAATCTTTATCCTGCCCTGCAAACACTGTGGCCGGAAACGTGGCGAGAGACCATGGCGATTTGACATCGATGATCTTCGTGTTCGGCACGTAGATGTCGCATTCGCCGGTCAACCACTCATTCTCGCGACGCTCTGTGTTCTTCGTGTAGTTTGCGAAAAACACATCATTGATAAGCTGGATGGAGTGGTTCTCGACAAGCGTCCCCTTCTCCATTTCCTTCGAAGTGATGACGCGCTGAAAGCCATAGACGAATTCTTTGGCCAATTCCTCGATGTACGTCTTGGCACCGACCGACAGTTTTTCGCTTTTCGACTTCGGTTCAGTCATGATCTTGCCCAGCGATGAGCAGCGAATCTTAAGCATTAGTGCCCTCCACGGCGGATTTGATGGCGTCGGCTACTTCCTTCGTCTGCTCGTTCGTCAGTTCGAACTGAGCGTGAAGTTTTTCGGTGGTGTACTGCTGCGCGATGATCGACGCAATTGCGCGCTTCAGGCGATCTGCTGTGATCGGGGGCTTGCGTTTTTTGGCTACATTCGGTCGGATTCGAAGGCACTCAACCACGTCGCCGAATGCCTTCGTCATGCTCGCGTACAGCGTGATCTCCTTGCCCGCCCATTCTTCGATGTACGGCCCGTACAGTTTGGCGATCGACTTGGAATTCGTGACGTTCAAGATCAATGGCTTATGACCCTTGAGGTGGGCGACCGTCGCTTCTTCTTTTTTTCCATCCGTGCCGACGATCTGCTCACGCTGCACGTAGTCAATCGTGACGGTCAGGTCTTCATCCGGATTGAGGGCATACGCGCCGATGTAATCGGGATTGATCAGGCGCTTCCAGTGTGTCTTGCTTTGTTGGTTGTCCATTTCGGCTCCTTCGCCGCAGTTCCGACAGTGAATGAATGATTAAAGCGGCTCGCCCACTAGTTCTTCTCCCACGCTCACCAGCTTGTCGAACAGGAAGTTTTGAAGCTCGCGAGTCATGTCTTTCCAGCCGTGCCGCAGGTGGATGTATTCCTCGATCAGCGTGGACGCGAGTTGCTTCGTGCCGCCCATGTTGAGGACCGCTTCAGC